TGAATGCGACGCGCGCCATCAGCTTGCCGTCTTCGATCTTGGCCGAGCCTTCGACGATCTTGCCGATCTGCCGAAGCACGGTGTGGTCCGCGTGGTCGATGAGGACCGCCGCGCCGCCGTTGTAGCGGCTGAGGTCCATCCCGCCCATGTCGAACGACAAGAAGAACTCGCCCTCGTCCCACGAGTAGCGCGCCACCTCGGCGCCCGTGTAGCAGACGACGCCGACGCTGTTCGTCTCGTCGTCCCACGAGCCAGGCGAGAACGTCGCCTCGGTCCGCGGGGCGGTCGCCTTGAGCTGCTGCAAGATGGCGCGGTCGATCATGCCGACCACGCTACACCTGAACCCCTGAGCAGTAGAAATGCCTTACGGCGTGAGCCGTACAACGCTCACGGTTGCGTGTTGCGCGCGGGCTCCTCGGGTGCTGGCGGCGTCGCCTGCTGCTGGCCGCTCGACGTCGTCGACGACGGCATCGAGTCGAGCACGATCCCGCGGCGCTTCGCCTCCTGCGCCTCGCGCTCGAGTTGGTCCCAGACCGCCGCCGGGACCAGGCCCAGGCGCTGCCACTCGATCTCGTGAGTCGTGAGGCCGTTACGGAGCTGCTCTTTCGTGGCGAGCGCTTCGGCCCGGCGGTCCACCTCTTCGAAGTTCGGCAGGACCCAGCGCACCGGGTAGCCGACGGTATACGAACCGCCGCCCGTGACCCGAACCTCGCGTTGACGCACCGACGCCGGCAGAGTCCCCGCCGCGACCGCCGCGTCAATCCACCAGACCCAGATGCGACGAAGCAAGAACGGGATCACGATGTCCTTCTGCACCGTCCGCACCCGCGCACGGTGGTCGATCTGGCCGGCCTTGTACGAGGTCCAGTTCGTGCGCGATAGGTCGCCCGTCATCTGCTCGTACGTCGTCCCGAGCGCCGAGGCCACCTGGGCCTTCTCGCGAATCGCCAACGCGTCGAAGGTGCGAGCGCTGGGCGAGTGAAACGAAACGGTCTGCCCCTCCCGCAGGTAGTTGACCGAGCCCGGGGTCAGCTCTTCGATGACCGTCCCGTCATCGTCGCGGTTCGTCGAGTCCTGCCCATCGACCGTCATGGCCTCGTCGCCGTTGTTCGAATGGACAAACGCGACCATCGAGGCTTCGCCCACGGCGCGCGTCCGCTCGGCGTCGCCCAAGAGCTGCAGATCGCGAAGAGCCGCGACCGCCGGCGAGAGCCACGGCACGCCCCGCACCTGCCCGATCTCACGAGCCCAGTACAGATGGGCGATCGTCGACTCGGGCACGCGCACCGCCTGGCCGTCGTGGAACTCCGAGCCCGGACGCTCGCGCCACAGGTGGTAGGCCGTCAGGCGCGAGAGCGCATCGAACTCGACGCCCTGGATGATCCGCCCGCCACCGTCGGCGCGCTGCGTCAGGTCCGACCGCAGATGGTCAATCGCCAAGAGCTCGAGCTGCATCGGGACAGGCAGGCCATCCGACAGCCGGCGAGCTCGCGCACGCATCAGCGCCCCGCCCGAGTCGATGAGCGCCGAGATCGCTTGCCACACGAGACCCGAGAGCGTCTGGTATCCCGCCGTCGACGCCGACCGCTCCCACTCGTCGAAGAGCCCGTCGATGTCGGCGTCGAGCTGGGCGTTGCCGGTGCTCGCTCGAGGGCGAACCCCCGAGATGGCGATCGCCAACTTGTCGACGATGCTGACCGCCCCGAGGTCGTTGCGCGTCAGGTCGCGCGACCGCTCTCGCAGTCGGGCGCCGTCCCGCTTCGTCAGGGTGTTGATGGGCCGAGCCGAGCCCGAATACCAGTCCTCGTGCCGACCGCCGCCTGCACCATCGAAACCGAGCTTTGCGCCCGTGCGTACGCCTAGACCTCCCAGCATCAGAGCCCCCTGCCGAACTTCAGCCGGCCGCGCTGCAGCCGGGTCGATCCCTGATTGAGCTCTCGCTCGGTGCGGTCCCGGATCCGCTCCATTTCTCGGAGCGACCGATACGTGACCGTGCGCGTCGAGCCGCCCGGCGTCGAGTAAGAGACCGACAGCGCGCCCGTGCGGATCGCCTCGTTGATCGCGTCTAGTTCCGCCTGAGTCGCCGCCATAGGTCTCCCCCGACGCTCTTCGAGGTCGGCTTCTTCGGCGCCGACGCTTTCGGCGTCGATGCCATCATCGCCGCTGGCTCGATACTGCGCAACGGTTCAGTGGTTTCGGTGCGCTCGACGAGCGGCGCGAGGTCCCCGCGGTCGCCGCATGGGAGCGGGAGCTGGCGGTAGTCGAGACCCAGAAACGCCGCATAGGCCCCGACCATGCAGTCGAGCGCCTCGTTGCGGTCGTGGCCCTTTTTGAGCCGCCACTTCGCGACGCTTCGCCCCGTCGCGTCGGCCGTCCGCACGCGCTCCTCGGCGCAGAGCTGGGCGTAGTATTCGGGCGCGATGGCCGGCGTCGTTTCGCGCGGGAAACGGATCATCGGCGGATCGTCTTTGGCCAGGCGCAACATCAGGTCCCGCTTGGCGCGCGAGACGTTGATCGGCACCTGGTGCACGGTGCCTTTCTTCTTCGCGATCTTCTGGTGCCAGATGGGCCGCGGGTCGTTCTCGCCCTGCGGCGAGCTCAAGCCCTTCGTCAGGAACTGCCGGCGCTTCTGCAGGGCGTAGGTCTTCGAGAACGCCGCCGCCGCATCCCAGTGGGAGCCGCTGCCCGTGTCGATGCCGCCCGCGCTGATCCCGAGCATGCCGGCCGGCGTTCGGAAGCGACGGCTCAAGGTGGCGTAGCACTCGGCCCAGACTGCCGCCCCGCGCGTCGGTGGGTCGCCAAACAGGATCCAGTGACCGATGAGCGCGCCCTCGTTGCGCACCGTCCAGCCCCAGACCGAGACCTCGAGGCGGTCCTCTTGCACGTCGACGAACGACGTCAGCACCTGGACCCATGCCGGGACCTCGTACCGCTGCCCCGCACCCCAGCCGGCCTCGGCGCGCTGCTCGAGCGAGTCGGGGTCGACGACGGCCCCACTGCCGTGACGCCAGGCCTCGGCCAGGTCGAGCGTCACGAAGTCGCGCATCAGAACCGGGTCGCGCTTCGCGGCGAGGAACTTGCCGGCCAACTTGCCCCAACTCACCCAGGGCGAGTAGAGCGCAGACAGGTGGAATCCACGAGCTCGCGGCAAGGTCGCCGTGGCCGTTGCTCGCCACCGGCCATGACGCAGCATCTCTTGCTTGTGGTGGTGCTCGATCCAGTGCCCGCACTCGGCGCACTCGTAGCAGGCCCGGTCGGCCTGGCCCTCCCGCCACACGACGCCGCCGAGCCGGTCGGGTGACTTGCGGAAGTTGAGCGCTTGGAACGCGCCGCACTTCGGGCAAGGCACGTCGAAGACGCACTGGTCGGTCTTGGCGTACCAGTCGCAGATCGGGGAGTCCCCCTCATCGGTCGGCGTCGAAACCAGGCCGATCTTGCGCTCGACGAAGTTCTGGCTTCGGTGCTCGACGATGTGCACCGGCGAGCCTTCGCCCTCGAGCTCGCGCGGGAAGCGGTTCAGCTCGTCGAGCAGGAGCACGCCGCAGGGCTTCGACGCGAGCGCGGCCTTGCTGGTCGCCGGCAACAAGAAGAGCATCCCGCCCGGGAACTTCTTCGCCTGAATCGAATCCTTGCCCTTGCGGCCGTCGGCGTCCTTGGTGGCCGCGCCGCCCACGAGAGCGCGCAGTGCCGGGCTGGCCTTGATGGCGTCGTCGACGCGCTGCTCGGAGACGTCGTTGCAGGCCTGCTCGTTCGGCAGGACGTAGGCGATCGGCCGCGGGAACTGGTGCATGTAGAACAGGAGCACGTTTAGCAAGGCCTCGGTCTTGCCGACCTGCGTCCCGGTCCGGAACACGATCCATTCGGTCGGGTCGTCCGGGTGAAAGCAGTCGAGGATCTCGCGGTCGTACGGCACCCGGTCGGTCACCCAGGGCCCCGGCTCGGGCGAGCTGAGCGACGACAGGTGACGGTAGCGGTCGGCCCACTGCGAGACGGTCAGCGCCGGCTTCGGCTTGAGCCGAGCCGCGACTGCCTGCCGGATGCGTCGAAGCTCAGGATGCACGAGCGGCCCCCTTCTTCGGCGGTCGGCCGCGCCGTTTCGGTGCCGGCGCGGGTTCGGCTTCGTCCGAGTCGTCGACGAGCTCGGTGGCCTTGGCTTGCTGCTCGGCTTCGGCGGCTTCCTGGTCGACTCGCTGCGACAGCCCGTCCCGCTCGCGCTGGACCACTGCCCGGACCTTTCGAGTGACCTCACGGGCGTCGCCACCGAGAGCCGCTGCAATCTTCGCCGGCAAGGTGTCAAGCATCGAGTCGAACGCCACAGTGATACCAACCCAGGACTGCTCGACCTCTTCGACCGGTATGAGCTTGCGCTCGAGCGCGTCGGCCTTCTTCTCGGCCAGCCGAGCTTGCGCGACGGCGTGACGCAGCTTGGCCGACTCAAGCGTGACCGCGTCTTCGTCGTCGTCGCGCTCGTCGGACTGCCCCGGGACCGGAGACATCACGGCGCCGCGGCGGTACGCGGCCTGCCATGCCGCATCCATCAGCTCGACGTCGACCTGGGCCATACCGGGTTGCCACGGCATGTGGAGGCGCTTCGACGCGACCTGCAAGGTACGTATGTCGATGCCTAGACGCT